TTACTCCACATACCGAAACCCCTGCACGGCGCGAAAATGCCCGCCGTAGCCGGTCCCGGCGGGTTTGAGCCCTTTGCGCGCGCGGGCGGCGGCGAGGGTCTTCATGCTGCGCTCTTTGGACTCGGCATAAAGGATGGCCGAGACCTGCGCCCAGAGGGGATCGCGGCGCAGCGCTGCGGCGAGGCCGGGGTGCGAGGTGTGAAAGAGCGTCGGCATCGGTTTGTCGTAGCGGTTCACGCCGCGCCGCCAGAGGGCGCAGACCTCGTTGAGAAACCGCAGGCCCAGCCCCGCGCCCTGCCATTCGGGCATGACGACGAGGCGGCAGGCGCGCCCCTCGACCAGCCCCGGCCGGGTCGAGACGGCAAGATGCGCCACGGGTGCGCCGTCGACGAAGCCCACGTAGTAATTGGCCGCGATCATGCGGGGCAGCTTCAGGTAGTGATGCGGCTCAAAGGCGGGCCAGAAGGAGCCGTCTGTCTGGTGAATGTCCATGGCAATGCGCGGTGCCCGTCGAAGACGCCTCCAGCGAAACTCGGCGCGGCGGGTGTCGATCACCCAATCGGGCTGCAACCAGGACACGACGTCCTCGTGACAGGTGACGGCGACGAACTGGCCGGTGCCGCGCCGCCACGCCTTGGCAAAAGCGGCCGCCCCGATCTGGGCCACGCGCCGGTCGATGGTCGAGGTGAACTCGTCGAGAATGGCAAAGCTCGGCCGCTCGGCCAGAATGCGCGCGAGCTCGGCGCGGAACTGCTCGCCGGTGGAGAGGTGGCGGAAGGGTCGCAGCCAGCTTGGTACCGTTCCAAGGCCCACGGCGGAAAGGGCGGCCGCCACGGCATCAAATTCCCCCTCGGGATCAATCGCGTCGATCAGAGCGCCCTCGGGCCAGGGGCGCGGATCAAGCTGTGCGCCAAAGGCCGCGCGGGCGAGCGAGGATTTGCCGCTGCCCGAGGGGCCGACGATGAGGCCGATCTGCCACGGGCGGGCCAAGAGATCGGCCTCGACCTCGATGCGGAAATCCGCGTCGCCCTCGACGTTGAAGAGGCTGGAGACCCGGGCGGCGCGGTAGGTATCGGGGATGGGGCTGGCGTGGTGAATGGCGAGTTTCATGTCACCACCACGCGGCATTTGAAGCCTTGGCGACGCAACCGGCCAAAGGCATCTACTTGGGCGGCCTCGTCCTCGAGGAGGACAATGACGCCATATTGCCGCCGGTAGCGGGTGCCCTTGGGCAGGCCCGGCGCACCGGGCGGCAGCTCAGGTTTCGGGAGGGTGGACGATCTGGCCAAGTTTGGCTCCTTCTCTTAGCGCATCGCGCTTTGGGGGAAGGGCTCTTGGCCTCGGTGTGTTCATGGCCCGGCATCTTGGGCACTTGATCGAGATGCCGGATATCCGCGCGCCTCTCGAAAACTTGAATAACAAACGGCCACATGCGCAGCAACGGGCTTCTAGATCTTCCACTTAGAATCACCTCATAAGATCACCGCCCCCTTGGGGCAGGGAGCGGCCATGAGGTCTGTGTGGTCGGCGGGGGAATGTTTTGCGACGTGTCCCCGTGCCCTAGGGCCTCTCTCAAGCGCCACAGTGGGGCCAGCGGCCGGTGTGGTTTGCCAGTTTCGCGCGGGGCAATCGGCCATTCCAGATGAAGGATTTCCGAGGGTCCCACGGCCCCTTGCGCTGTTCGACCCCTTTGACGCTGCCAATCTCTGAGCGGGCCGCCGGAGACACGCCTATCTCGCCGGGATGTGAACGGGAGTGAGGCCTTATGCGGCCTCGCAGACCTCGACCCTGACCTCAGAATCGCCCATTGGTGCCGCGGCTCTCCTCCGAGCTTGGGGCGATGATTTGTTGTGTTGGTCGGCGGGGCCCTGCGTTTTGCATCCCCGTGCCTCGGGACGCGCCCTCCCTGCGTCCCGAGGCCCCCATGGAGGCAGGCCTATAAGGGCCACCAGCGGTCTGCGGCATAATCCGGCGGGACCGGGTCCATGGCCAAGAGCGCGGCCTGTGCGGCGAGGATTGCACCCACGGCTACCTTCATCTCGTCGCGCAGGGTCAGGACGCGCATGGCCATCTGGCTGACCTCCAAGCCACGCGGGACGCCCAGGGCAGTCAACATCGGCACGCTGGCCGTGGGGTCGGCCAAATACGCCTCAGCCTCGGCGATCTGAATGGGCCAAGTCTCACGCTCCTCGGGGGTATACGCGCCCGCGACAACTGCCAGCCGGCGCGCGGCCTCGGCGCGCACGGCCTCTTCACGGAGCACGCGGGCGCGTGGGGTATTTTGCCGGAACTCAGGCATCGCGCAGCTCCACTTCAATTCCAAAGCCCACCCATGGGAAGGGCGGCGCGACCGCGAGGTGATAGAGGCCCGCGTCGAGCAGTGTCAGAGGCTCCGACAGGTCGGTGATCATGAGCTCATCCCCCGCCTCGTTGCGGACCGTGACCAGAGAGCCCGCAGGCAGATCCGACAGGGTATAGGTCCAGCCCACCGGCTGAACGGCACCCGGCACTGGCACTTCGGGCCTTGAGGCTGTGCGGATCGGATCGGTCGCCACGTAATGGGTCGCTGGATCGGCCAGCGTACCCGCCAGAAACCCGCGCTCGGGTCCGACATTGGCCATGACGGTGGCGACGTCCGCCTCCATCCGTCCGGTGATCATGCCGGTTGCAGGGTCATAGGTCAGGCCGGAATATCGCATGTTCACCTCTTGAGAATGGTGGCGACGGAGTGGATGTTCTGGATCTGGAAGGAGGCACTGGACCCGCGCTGGCACTGAAGGACGACGGTCTGCGTTCCGGTACCTACCGCCATTGCTCGTCGAAACGGCACGATCTCCTGAAAGAGAGAACCGCCCATCGAGTCAAATGGCGTGCCGTTGAGCAGCAACCGCAGCCCCCAGGGCGCGACTGTCGAACCGCCGTTGAGGAGCCAGTTGACGTGACAATCGATCATCAGGATCGAGCCGCTGTCCGGCACGCTGACCGAGAAAGACGTGGCGTTGTTCCAGCTGGGCGCGGTGGCCGGTGTCTTGGTGCCGCCGCCGTAGTTCTCAAAGAAGGTCGAGGGATCGGTGATGGCGCGGCCGTTGATCTTCGGCGTTGTGATCGACCCTGCGACCAGTTTCTCCGCGTTCAGGTCAATGATGTTCGCACTGTTGATATAGGCCGTGTTGACCGTCGCCAGACCCGCCACCACCAGATCGTTGACGTCGATGTGCCGGGCTTGCAATGACCCGTCTACGGTCAGCTTTCCGGCGTTCATTCGCCGTGCATAGAGACCGCCAATAAAACAATCGGTCGTTTCGTTATTGCCCTTGATCAGCCGGAAACGTGCGTACCGGTATCCCGGCGGAACCGTTATGACGCCCTCAAGCTTTGTGATGGAGGTCGTCGTAACAGCCCCGATGTTTCGAAAAGTGTAATCTACATTTGCAGTGCCAGTGAATGTTGGGTTCTTGGATAGTTGAAGATCGGCATAAACAGTGCCGGTGCCGGAGATGATCCGGGCGAAGTAGCTGAAGAAAATGCTTTCACCCGCGAGATCCAGATCGAAAATGAACCGGCTTGTGGACACGGTGAAATTGGTGCCCAGCCCGCCGAGCCTGGCCAGGTTGCTAGAGCCCCAGCTGGTGGAGGAGTTCGACGCCTGCCAGCTAAGCGTGCCCAGTCCCGGTGTGCTCCATGCACTTGGGTCTTCGAAATCGGCGTCGAAGTTGAGGTTGTCGAATGATCCGATAGCCATAGCCCCGGCGCGCACCGATTTCGCCGCCAATTGATCCGCACCAATGGCGCCTGCCGCGATGGAGGCGGCCGTGAATTGCCCCACCACGTCGGTGCTCGCGACCGAGGCGACATAAGCTGTGCCATTCCAGCGATAGATTTTGCCGCCAAAGGCGACCAGCTCGGTTGATTTGACCGCGGGCAGGGAGGCCACAACCGTGATCGGCTCCAGTCCCGCCGCAAAGGAGGTCGCGTCGATCAGCCCTTGCAGGGTCTCTTGCGTGATCACGTCGCCGGTCGCGCGCGCGGTGGCCGTCACACGGGCGGACCAGCCCGATTTATTGCCCGAGGTGTCGACGGCGCGCACCCAATAGTTCAGGGTCTCGCCGCTCGTCAAATCCTGAGAAATGAACTGCGGTGTGGTGGTGATGTAGGTCGGCACCGTGCTGACACCGGGGCCGGTTGTGGAGACCCGCTCGACGATTTCATAGCGGCTGACATCGCTCTCCGTATTGGCCGTCCATTTGAGCCAGATGGCCTCGAACAGCCCCACTGCGGCGAGGCCGCTTGGGACGGCAGGCGGGATCGTATCCACGGCAGCCGTGATGCCGACCGGGGCGGACCAGGCCGACTTGGTGCCAATCGCCGACACCGCGCGCACGCGGATTGAGAACACCGTGCCCGGCACGCCGTCGCGCGACCACGCGGTCCCGCCAGCCGGAAAGATCGTCTCGACGCCGCCCGTGGTGACCCCCACCTCGTAACTGACCGCATTCGCAACAGCACCCCAGACTGCAGACACCCCCGAGAGGGCGTCGGCGACCAGCACCGTTGCTAGAGCCAGCCCTGTTGGAACGGTCACGGTGGTGAGCGCCGGATCAAGATCAGCGCCGCTCAAACGCACGTCGTCGGTTGTGACCCAAATCCACGCGCTCCAAAGCCCCCGGCGATTGTCGTAGAGGGCCTTGGCCCGGACCCGCAGGTCGGTGAGGGCTGGCACGGGCTGAATGGTCGCAAGGCCCCGCTCGACGTCGAGCACGGTGCCACTCCAGACCTCTTCTTGGGTATCGCGCTTTTGGCACTCGATAGCGATGCCCTTGATGGTCTCGGCAATACCTGAGGCGTCCCAAAAAACGTCGACGGCGGCATGGGCGCGGGTGCCTTCGGCATTGGTAACAATGTGCGCGGCGGCGTCAAAGAAGGGCAGGCCCGCGTCGGTGGGCACGGGGCGGGGCAGGATCGAGCTGCGGTCAGGGATCTCATACGCCCCGTCGATTTCGAAATCCTCCGGGTCGCGCTCGCGCAGGGAGGCCACGACCGTCAAACGGTGCAGGTCGAGCACGATCTCGGTGACTTCAAAGAGCTTGTTCGCATAGTCATTCCACGCGCTCGTCACCGAGACGGTATTGAGCGGGCGCAACCCGGAATAATCCGGTGGCAGCGGCCAGGCGTGACGCCGCCAGCGGCGATGATCGTTGAGCATGGCTTGCGCCAATTGCCCGGCCTGCCCCGGGTTATAAACGGCTGGAAGATCGAGCTCGAAGTTCCGTGCGATGCCGTCTTCGGCCTCCCAGCCGGCATTGCGGATCTGATTGAGGGGCACGCCATTCCAGAGCGCGCCGGGCGAGACGTATTTTGCCGTGACGCGGTTGAAGATCTCGAGCAGTTCGGGGAAGGGGTCCTTAGTCGCGGCATCGGTCACCAGAAGATCGTCGTCGGTGATGCTGGCCACGGGGATATCGGGGGCGTCGACCTGAATATAGAAAAAGCCCCCGAACTCGGCGATCTGGCCATTGCAGGCGGCGAGCAGCTCGTCGATTATCTCGCCGGGCGTGTCCTCGGCGAATTTGATCTCATAGCCCGCTTCGTATTTCCGGCGCTCGCCAAGGTCGACGTCGCAGGCATTCATGGCAGGCACCCAGTTCCAGCCGGGCAGGTCTTCGGCCTCGGCCTCGCCGCCCCAGATCGAGCCGTCATAAAGGTCAATGCCGCGCAGGATGTTGTAGATCTGGACCACCGGGTTGCGCGAGGGCTCCCAAGTGGTGGGATCGTTCCATCGATGCGGCCCAGTGCCCCCGGCGGTGCTGTCGCGGCGCAGGTCGTAATAGGGCACGCCGTTTTCTTCGTAGCGTTGCTCTGGCGCGCCATTGGGCCAGACCTTTGAACTCACCTCCATCGTGAGAATGGCGTAAGGAATGCCCCGCCCAATATGGGCCTCGGTCCAGGGCGTCTCGGGGTCCTCGGCATAGTTCGCAACCAGCATCGGATCGGCGGCGGTTTGAGTGCCGTCATAGACTTTGATCCAGGCATAATCTCGGCCGAGGTCGCGCTTGGCGATGAGCGGGAAGCCGTAGTCGGGATGCGCCTCCTCACCCAGCTCGGAATAGACGCTGTCCACCATCACGCGGCTGAAGGCAGCACCGGGCAGGCCGCCCAGCTCGATCACGGTCTGGTAATACTTGTTATTGGGGCCATGGCTGTTGTGGTAGATTAGATGTCCCTTGGTGGCGTAGAGGCCGACAATGGTCGTCTCGCTCTCCAGCTCGCCGCGCGTGGTGGCGGTCACTTGCAACCCGAAGGCCGTGTTGCGCCCGCGCCGGGCGCGGCGCTGTTGCAGGATCGATAGGCCGATACCGGCAAAGAGGCGCAGGGCAAAGAGGGCAACAGCTTTGACTGTAATCCCGGCAAAGACGGCCGCTACGGCGGCAGCCACTGGCCCGGCCGAGGCCGGGGCGGCGGAGGCCAGTAGGAATGCCGTGACCCATGCGAGCAGTCTCATGGCCGGTAAATCCTGATGGCGCGATCAAGCGGCACCGCGCCCAAGCCCCGCATGGGGCGCAGCACATGGATATGCCCACCGCCGACGATGCCCATGGCCTCCTCATCTGCCTCGATCAGGACGGCGACGTCGCCGGTCTGCGCCTGCATCCAGCCCGCGTTCTTGACGAGGATCGAGGCAAGAACCTCGGCGGGGGAGGCAAAGCCGTCGCGCGCCAAGAGCGCTCGACCCTCGTCCAATGAGTTGTAGCGGCCGCGCCATGGCGCCGCCGGATCGGAGCCGGTTAGCTCTACAATCCAGTCGGCTGCGAACATGGCGCAGTCGGACAGGCTCGGGCGGAACGGCTCTGCGCGCCGCGCGTCCAAGAATTGCCGCAGGGTATGTTCGCGTGTCATCATTTGCGGTCGTTCGGGTCGTTTTCGCGTATGAAGGGGGGCGGCTGCTCGGTCACAACCGTTTCTTGACCCCATGGGATCGGGCGGTCGGCGATGCTGGCGGCATGTTCGCGGAAGCGGTCGGAGGGGTCGCGCAGCCGCTGTGCGGCATCGGATTTGAAGAGCGGCTGGCGGAAGGTGAGCGGGCGCGTGGCCGAGGAAATCACCAGCTCTGTGCGCGATTGATCGCCGAGCTTGGCCAGTGTCTCGGGTGCCGTCTCGAGCCGCCCCTTGATCACGCGATGTGGGGTCCCGAGCGGCGCGCCAGTGTAGATATCGAGGGGCTGCGACCAGACGCGCACCCGGGCTTGCGCCGCCTGATAAACCTGCAGCGCCAGCTTTGCGGCATCGGTCATGGGCGGCAGGATCACGCGGTGGCGGCGCACCTCGAGGCCGATGCCTGCGCGGATCGGCGGCACCTCGATCACATTACCCGCGCCGAGGAAAAGATGGGTTTCGCCGTCGACGGCAAAGGTCTGGTGATCGTCCCCGGTCCAGAGGCCCATGGGCACGATCTCACCCGTGACCCGGTCGCGCGGCTCGATCAGAACGAGGATATGGGCATCGGTGCCGTTGCGCTCGTCGAACTGATCCGTCTGGGCAAGGTCGAAGCTCATACGCCGCCCCCCAGTGTCTGTTGCCAGGTGAAGCTGCCGCCTTGGGTGAGGCTCGAGCGACCCGGTCCCGGTTTGAAGGAGAGCAGCTTGGCCCGCAGCTGAGGCCGGTCAAGGATGACAGAGGCCCCCACGACCACGCCGGGCCGCAGAAAGGGCGTGACCTCGAACGGGGCCGTGGCTCCGGTACTATCCGCCGTGACCGTAGCGTTCATGATCCGGTGGACGGCAAAGCGCACGGGGTTTGCCAGATATTGAAACCCGATCTTTTGCCCCCGCCGCAGGGTAAAGTTTGGCGGCAGGCCCTGAAGGCTCAGTTCCCGATTGCCGGGGATCAGGCTCTTGATCGTAACGGGTTGTGCGGCCCAGTTGACGCCCGCCGGATAGGCGGGGTCTTGCGGCGCAAACTGGCGGCGGTCGTAGACCATGAAGGACGCGCCCGGCTCGAGCAAACTTTCGATCAACGTATCCTGCGCGGCAATCGCCTCAGGCTCTGATTTACCCAACACAACCTCGCCTTGCCAGAGCCGCGTGCCACGGCGGTGCACGATCACCTCGCCCCCGGCGGTGACCGAATTAGTGCTCTCGCCGCTGAGGAAAAACGTGGCCTCCTCGATGCCCAGAAGGTCGAAAAAGCCCGAGACCGGAAGGGGCCAATCCTGAACCGCCATCATCCTCTCCCCAATGGATCGCGCCGGATCGCCTCGACCCGGCCCGGCAGTTGTTGCGCCGAGAAATCGTCAACCACCTCGATGGCCACGTCGCGCGCGCGCTCTTCGGCCACAACGCGGAAAAGCTCCGACGGCTCGATGCGCAGTCGCGTGACGCCATTGCCCTGCGCGCCCGAGCTTCCCGCCGCCCCGGCGGTGCCCCCAGCCTGCGCGGGCAGGGGCAGGCCGCCCCCGGCAAAGCCCGGGATGATGGCACCTGCGTTCATGGCCTCGAGCACCGCGCGGTTGCGCGCCGTGGCCTCGGCCGTCATGATGAATTCCCCCGCGCTGACAAAGGCGGGGATCTTGTCACCCCGGCCTGTACCTGCGCCCAGAAGGATGCCGGGGCGGGTGACAAGAGGATCGCCGCCGGTGGCGAAACCGGGCAGGGCGGCGGCGGGCAGGCCGCCATGGGCAAAGGAGAGCAGCGAGCCGCCGGAAAAGAGATCGAAGAGGTCACCAAGTCCACCACCACCGCCGAAAATTCCGCTTAGAAGACCGCTGCCGCCAAAAAGCCCGCCCAAGGGGCCTGACCCGAGGATCAGAGCTTCCTTGGCCGCGCGGATGATCATGTCACCGATCCCCTCCCAGACGTCCCGTAGGCTTTCGGCCTCGAGCAGTACGTCATCCACGGCGCGGCCGAATTCCTCTTTGCGCTCCATGGCGACGCGCTCGGCTTCATGTGCCTCGACCAGCTTCTCGATCTCTTCGCGCTGCTTTGGCGTCGCGGCGGTCAGGCGTTCGCGCAGGCGGATCAATTCACGCTGCACCGGATCGCTCTCGCGCAGGGCCTCGATCTCGCGCCGCTTGCTCTCGATCAGCCGGTCGAGCGCCTGTTGTTCGCGCAGGGTCTCGTTGGTCGATCCGGCCCGTGCGCCGCCGGTGGAGCGCACGGGCCGGGCGAGTTCATTGAGACGCGCGGTTTCCCGTGCCAGTTCGATCACGGCGTCCCGGCGCGCGTTGAGGGCGTCGACCGTTGCCAGATCCCCGCTGGCCTCGCCTCTTATGACGGCGGTTTCCCGGTCGAATCGCGCGCCTGCCAAGGCCCCGGCGCGGCCCACTGGATCATCGCGGAACTCTGCCCGGATGCGGGCGTTCTCCAGCCCAACTTCGCCTTGGGCCTGCAGGTCAGCTACCGCGTCGACCGCGCCGCGCACTTCGGCCGCAAGGCGCGAGGCCTCGTCGGCGGCCGCGCGGATGCCGCCGGAAATGTCGCTCGTGGCGATCTCGAATGCGGCTTGTGCCGCCTCGCGCAGGGCGTTTTTGTTCTCATCGCTTGCGTCTTTTGCCTCGATCTCTTCGAGCTTGGCGTCGAGCGCAAATTGCGCGCGCAGACGTGTCGCCGTTGCACTGTCCGCTCCGAATTGGGCAATGGCTTGGGCGAGGGCGTTCTGCTCCTGCATCGTCGCTAACTCAGCGCGCGCGGCATCGTCCGCCTTGGAGCGTGCAAGGGCCGCTTCGGTGAGGAGCCTCAACCGCCTGACCAAGGTTTCGTCTTCTCGGCTTTGCGCCGGGTCTTGCTTTTGAAGCTCGGCGACCTCGGCTAACCGGGCGCGCATCTGATCCAGCGTCAGAAGCCGGGCTTCCTCCGTCTCGGAAAGACCGCCCGAGGCCTGTGCTGCGCGCGTGTAGCTTTCAATCAGCGCATCAACGGCGGCAGCTTGTTCTTCGACCGTGCCTTGGGCCGCTTCTTCAAGGGTTGCAAAATCGTCGAGCACGTCCTGGACAAGCGCGCGGCCCCCGGCACGTATCCGCCCGAAGAGGCCGCTCAGGTCAAATTCGGAAGCGAGGGTAGAGAGCGCCTGCCCTTCGGCCACTTCAAGCCCGCCGTCGATCGACTGCGGAAGGAGCGTGCGGTTGCGATTGATGCGCCCAAAATCCACGCCGGTCTCACTCAGGAACCCGCCGATATTCTCTCCCGTCTCGCGGGCGGCCGCGCGCTTTTCGGCTTCAACGATCCGGTCGAGAATATCTTGCGCGCGCTCGACGAAGCCTTCGCCAAAGCGCTCGGCCAATTCGAGCCGGGTGGCCGAGGCCTCGGCGATCTTGTCGCGCAGGCTGTCGATGCGGGTCTCGAGTGCCTCGATCGTATCGGCAAAGCTCTCGCCCTCGCCAGTGGCAGAGGAGAACCAGTTGACCAAGGCCGCCGTTGCCGCCAGCGCGCCGATGGTGATCAGATTGATCGGGCTCAGCATCGACAGGACAGCGCCGCCAAGCGCCCGGAATGCGCCTGCCGCCCCGAGGGGGCCAATCACTTGCGTGATCTGGGTGCCTTGCTGGATGGCGAGCTGAAACGGGTTCTGCCCGGCGGCCAACATGACAAGCACGTCATTGCCCTGCGAGACGAGATTGCCCATCGACCCAGCGGCGAGCCGGTTGGCTCCCGCCAATTGCCGGGTCGCCCCCGTATAGCGCGCAAAATCGGCATTCAGGCTATCTAGAGCGGCGTCATACTGCCGCGACGTGAGCGCGCCGACCCTTTGAGCTGCATTGAGTTGTTCGAGCGCCGTTTCATAGCGTTTGCTCGCCGCGAACAAAGGGTCAAACTGCGTGCGCAGCCGATCCTGTTCTTGGACAAACACATTCATACTCTCTTGCGCGGACTTCGTCGTGCGCGCCAGAATGTTGAAGCCTTGGCCGATGCCGCTGGCCTCATTGCCCAAGGCGCGTATATCCCGGGCAGTCCCTTTGGCGGCAGTGCCGGTGGCCTGCAGCTCCGCCTTCGCCTGATCGGCGTCCATCAGGATTTCGCCGTGGACACGCAATGTCATCTCAGCTCTCCCGCATCGCGGCCACGGCCGCGCCTTCGATCACCTGCACCTCGGCCCAAAGCTCGGGCGTGATCCGAACGCCGCTCATGCGCAGCCCCGCCCGCGCCGCCGTGTAATCGAGGCCCACCACGCGGAACCCTGCGAGCCCGGCCGAGACGGTGCGCCATTGGTTGCAGACTGCGAGGAAGGCGCGCACGGCAGGGACATTATGCGGCCAAACACCAGAGCCGGGGCCGGACGGATCACGACTGAGCTGGCCCGGGTCGATCCCCCAGAAGGCCGCCTCGTCGTCATGGTCGCGCCCCTCGTCATCGTCGATCAGGTCGCCGCGCGCCCATGCCCGCCCGGCCCATTTCAGTTTTTTACCCGCTTCCCCATGAGGGCCGCGTAATAGGCGTTGATCATCGCCACGCGGACGTAAGCGAGACCAATCAACCGGTCGCGCAGGGCGTGGCTAAAAGGCAGCTTCTTGCCCTGTTCGTCCTCGACGTCGTCAAAGTCTTGAACCACGGCCCCCAGAAACTCCCGCTCGCCGCGCGCTGTGCGCATGTCGAAGCCTTCGACCTCCGCGTCGGGCAGCACGCGGAACGTGACCTGCATATCCTGCACCTCGTGGCCGCCGTCGGAGGGCACCTTGATCTCGACGCGGTGGGTGAAGGTGGGGGTTTGGTCGATCTTGAACATGGGCGTGATCTCTCTTTCAAAGGGGTGTTGAAGGGGGCGTTGAACCGGCTCAGGTGAGGGTCATCACCCATTGGTCGGCAGCGGTGGAGGTGGTGGGCAGCGGCACAAGCCGCAGCGGCCATTCCTTGCGACCCTGTCCGTCCTCGAGACCTTCAGGGCGCTGCATCTGCGCATTGGGGGCCGCGATGTTGACGATGTTTCCGACGGTCTTGCCGTGCTCGATCTCGACCGGCACCTTGGCTTGGGTCGCGGCCATGACGAAGGGGTCGAACGTGGCCAGCGCCACGGCGCGCACCCGCGCCTCGATGGTGTTCTCGTGCCCGTCGAGGATCACTTCCTCCTCGCCGATCAGAAACTGCGGCTCGATGCGGTTGGCGAGCGTCAGCTTGAAATTGCGCATCACCAGCGCGGTGCCGCCAATTGTGAAGACCGGCGTGTTGGTAGTGGAGGCGGCCAACGGATCGGGAATGCCGGAAAAGTCCGGGGTCGGCTGGACCACGTCGGCCGGGGCCACGTAGAGGGCCGTGAACTCGAACTCGATATAGGGAATACCCGAGGCCGAGACGTCAAAGGCGGCGGTGCCGCGCACGCCGACCATGGCATAGAGCGTGCCGCCGATATTTAGGTGGAGCGTGACGCTCTCGAGGCTCGAATAGACGCGGTTGTAGACCACGGAGGTGGCCGCCGTCACGGTTTCGGCGCAGCCGCAGGCGCGTAAGAGGCATCCCCAACGGGGCGCGGTCCCGGCGGTGCCGGAGCCTGCCAGTTCGACCTTGAAGGAAATAGTGCGGTGCAGGTCGACCGGGATCGTGCCAGTGGGGCCGCCATGCGGCGTGTCGAGATTGCGGTCGAGGTCCTGACCCTGCATGGGCGACAGGCGCACATCGTTGGCGAGGATTGCGTCGCCGCCGGTGGGGGCAGCATCGGTGCCATAGGTGGTCTCGAGCTTTGCGAGCAAGACCTTGCGTCTCCAGAGCAGGCTCATTTGTCAGCGTCCTTTTTCTCGGGTTTCGGGGCGGGTGTGGGCTTGAGCGCGGCCTCGGCGCGTTTCAGCGCGCCCTTGTCGTCGCGGGTGTAAGACCCGCCGGAGGTGGGGAGATTGGTCATGAGAAGATCCTCAGTTGATCGTCGATGGAAAAATCGAGCTGATAGGCGAGCACACCGGCCCCGCTGGACACGAGATGCCCGCGCTCGAACCGGAAGACGCCGACCTCGTCGCCCGGTGCCCAGCCCGCCAAGGCGCGCACCACGCGCATCAGGAACTGGTCGATCTTGTCGAGGGAGGCGGCCCCGGTGCGATCAAAGCTCTGCGCGAAGATCACCACGCTCGTGCGGTGGGTCAGCATCTGGCTGAAGACGCCCGAGGCGGCGTCGGGGCGGCTGCCCTGAATGCCGGAGGGAAAGACATAGGCCGCGACCGATTGTGCGGGCAGCTTCTTGGAGCGGATCAGATCGACAAAGGCGCGACCGCCGTCGATCCGGCCTGCAAGCTCGGGCACCTGCGCCTCGATCCGGGTCATGATATCGTTGATGGTCATGCGAAGACCTCGCGCAGAAAGGTCTCGACTGTGTCGACGATGTTCGTCTCGTCCTTGTCGTCAAAGCCAAGGAATGGCCGGGCCGGGATCTCGACCTGGTCAACCATGATGAATTGGCCATTGGGCAGGGTGAAGGCCAGCTTTGCGGCGGCGTCTGTGCCGGTCGGCTCGATGAACGCGCCGAATTGATGCGTGGCGGCATAGGGCACGTTGGTGCCGATGCGCGCGGAAAAGCTATCGGCCTCTGTGACGATGCTGTCGCGCAGGCGTGTGCTGTCGACCAGCGTCTTGCCGCCGGATTCGCGCGCGCGGTGCGAAATGGGCCAAACGATGCCACCGGGACCTTCACTCTTCTCGAACCGCTCGGAGACGGAGGTTTCCAGAACGGTGCCGATGCGGCGCATCAAAGGGGTGAGGTCAGACAACTGGCGCAGGCCATTGGCGACGGCGCTGTCAAAGTCGAGACTGTCGAGGCTGACGGTGAGGGTGACCATCTCAGAACCCCTTGAGGCTGTCGCGGCTGAAGGTGGCCTGCGGCGCGCTGATCTGCGGGAGCTGGGGATTGCCGGGGCCGGTATCGGCGGGCGTCTCATCGCCCAGCGAGGCCTCGCCCCGGCGCACTTCGCGCAAGAAGTTGAGGGCCGCGTCATAGCCTTCCTTGGCCCCGTCATAGGCGGCGGCCCGCGCGCCCAGAAGGCGATGCCAGGCAATCGAGGCGGCGTGCATCGTGAGCGCGCGCGGCGGGGTGTCGGCGTTATAGAGCCCCGCGACATAGCTTTCAGTGACAGACACCGCATCGTCGATGGCCACTTGCAGAACGCCCATATCCACGACGCCGGGCGCTGCGTCCCGCGCCGTGACCTCGGCGAGGAAGCCTTCGCCATAGCGGTCGATCATATCCTGTAAAGTGAGATAGGGCATGTCTGCCTCCGGCTTGGGTGTAGGGGTGCCGGTCTCTCCCGGCTGTCACGCCTCAGGCGGGTATTCTCAGGAACCCGCGCCAGCGGCGGCCTGCATCTCGGCCCAGACCGCGTCGCGCACACCAGCGGTAATCTGGTCCCCGAGGCCCGGGGCTGCGTCCTGCAGCGCCTTGACGCGTGGCTTGCCGCTCTTGTCGAAGGCGTCGTCCGGCAGGGCGTTGATGGCATTGGTCAAGGCCGCGCGCAGCGCATCGTCGAGGACAGGCGGCGGCGCGGTGTCAGCCCCGCCGTCGGTCTCTTCGATTGCGCCCAAGGCCAGAAGGCGCGCGATCTGCGCCGCGCTTCCGATCTCTTGCGCGGGGTGGGTCGATCCTTCCTCGAGACGCGAGGCCCCGATCACGGTGCGTTTGATGAGATAGCTCATGCTGCGTCCTCGATCAGATAGCCGGTGGCCGGAGCTGCGATGACTTCGCTCAGCTGCTCGCCCACACGCAGGGTGGTTGCCCCTTTGAGGCCGACCTTGGGGTCGAAGAAACGCCCCGAGACGCGGCCGTCGAATTGCGCGGTCCAGCCCCATGCGGGGGCGGTGCCATCGGGACCGGCCTGTGTGTTGCGGTGAAGGAGGGCGATATTACCGCCCCAGACCTTTTCGAAGGCCGCCGTCTGCCCTTTGCGGGCGGCGTTGATATAGCTGTCGCCCACGAGGATTTCCGACAGCTCGAAGAGCTCGGCCACCGCCTCGCGGCTGGCACGGCCCTTGTCGCCCGAGGTCCGGTTGATGGCCTTCAGGATATCGGGATGGGTCGAGAGCGCCGTCCAGGCCTTGCGCCCCATGGCGGCCACGTTGGGGCGCATGATGAACGTGGCATCAAGGGCGGCAGAGATCACACCGATGGGGTCAGAGGTGGGATCGCTGAACTGGCCCGCCCCAGAAAGCACCACCTTCTTGTCGGCGTCATAATTGGCCGCATCCTGCACCATGGCGGCCACGCGCTTTTCGCGGTCGAGCTGGATCAGATGGGTGAGGCCCTCGACGGCGCGCGCCTCGGGATCGAAGGCGGAGTTGCCTGCGGCGCGCAAGCTGCGGGCGGCCTCGATGTCACGCTGCGGCACCACGTCGTCGAGACCGTAGTCCTTGACCGAGGAGGTCTTTTCTTCGCCGGTGAACTCGACCTGTTGGACCAGACCTTTGCGACCCACTTCCGTATTGGGCACGGTGAACATCTGCTCGGGCGGATAATACGTCCATTTGAAATCCATGCCCATGACCGGCACGCGCGGCATGACCTGATCGGCGATGAAGGAGATATCGGGGTTGCGGTAGTTGACGGCGATGGCGGTCAAAACCGGATCGACGACAAAGGGGGTGGGGGTGCTCATGGATCAGCGCTCCTAAAGATCAGGTGACAGAGTGACGGGCAATCGCCACGTCGATGATGTCGCCAGCCACGCCCGCCTGCAGCGCGTAGCCGATGGCGATGTTTCCAGCCCCGGCAGCGGCGGCCACGCCAAGGCCCGAGGCGTCCGACGCGATGGGCACACCGGCGGCAACCGTGCCTGCAAGCTCGAGCTCGGCCGAGCCGGACATGATCACGTCCTGAAGGTCGCCCGGCTTTGCGTCGAGCTGGTCCGAGATGCCAATCGCGAGATTGGTCGCGGAGGCGGCCACAAGGATACCGCCTGCGGCACCGAACTTGACGATCCGGCGACCGGGCACCGCCGCCTCGGCGGTGTAGGATTTGATGAACATTCCGGGGTTAGCCATTGTCGCTCTCCATGGTTTCCTCGATCTGGCGCGCGGCCTCGGCAAAGCTCAGCGTGCGGCCCTCGGCCTCCGCGTCCTTGATCAGACGCTTGGCGGCGGCGGTGATGTCGTCTGACCCTTTGACCAGCGGCGGGGTGGCCCCGCCCGCCCGCTCGCTGAAATCGATCAGCGGCTTGGTCTGTTTGGAGAGCAGGTCGCGGAACCACGCGCGCGGGCTGGCGCTTTTGCCTTCGGCAAAGGCCACCTCGTCTTGCGCGTCTAGGCTTTCCATGAACGCGGCCATCTCGTCCTTGAGACCCGGCGCGATGCGCCCGTCCTTGACCAGGGCTTCGACCAGGGCGGCATCCTCGTCGCGGCGCGTCTTGCTCAGGGCCTCGGCGAAGGCGGTTTCCTTAGCCTCAAGCGCGGCCGCGCGCGCATCGAGCGCGGCTTGGCGGTCTTCGGGGGTTTGCGTGTCCTTACCGGACATATCGGTTTCTCCTTTTTGGGGTTCGGCGAATGGGGTTTGGTCGGTCTCGGGTGCGCCTGCGGCGCCGCGGAGTGCCTCTTGGCCTGCGGGGGTGCGTGCCCAGGACAGGACTGCGGCAATCGCGCCCTTCAGGGTGTCCGCGAAACTGGCGGCGGGCGCGTCCTCTTCCGAGAAGGCGATCTCGAGGGTCACAGTCTCGGCGTCCTCGGCGAACTCGGCCGCCTTGAGGCCCTTCACGGCGGGGGGCTGTGCGCCCAGAAACCCCACGTGCTTCAGGTAATAGGTGCCGGGGGTCGGGTTTGCCGCTGACTGGGGAGGATAGAACGAGGCGCTGATCCGCTTGAAGCGGCCCGCGCGCACCATCTCAGCGAAGGCCGGCTCCACCTGGTCAGGCTCGGCAAAAAGCTCGGCCCCTTCGGCGCGCAAGCGTTTGACCCAGCCGTAAGCCGGGGCATCGGTGCGAGGATGGCCCACGACGATGGGGGCCTCATGGAGGGCGGGATCATAGGCGGTGGCAATGCCCTCGACCTCGGCTTCGGAAAACTCGAAGCTCTGCCCGGATTGGGCGGTGTGGCGGCCAGCGCGGAAGATGTGCAGCGGTTTTGTCATGACCCGACATTAAGCCGGGGCGACGGGCCAGATCAGATGAAGGGCTTCAGGGGAAGGGGCGCGCGCTGCGCATGCCACCTTGGGTCAGACTAGCGCCCTCTGAGGGCAGGCGGCAAGCCCGGAATGCAAACGGCCCCAGAACGGCCCGCTGAGTGCGCCTCTGGCTCTGGCGGGGGTTGGGTCGCGAAATCCCCGAGGGGGGTATTAAATGGGTATTTAATGAGGCGCTGAGAGGCCATTGCGTCTGGCGGGGTCGGTTGCAGGTGTGCCCGCGCGGTCAAACAGCCCCAGATTGCCTCAGGAGCCCGGTTCGTCGATGAAGGACCGGAGGAGTGCGCGGCGCTCTTCGGGGGTGCGTCGAGGGGAGGGGCCGAACATGATCTTGAGCTGTTTTTTGCGCGCAGCCACAATCTCGGCCTTGTCCGGATCGTCGTCGGGCAGAGCCTCGGCGTCGCGCAGCGCGTCTTCGTAGTCCTCGCGCGAGAAGCCTTTGGGTTCGGTCAAGAGATAAACCAAGTCTTACTCCTCCAACATCTCGGTGATTGCGCGGACAACTTCTGCAACCGTGCCACGCACTCTTTGGCGAACTTCGAGGGCGCGCGCACCGGAGCTGTCCGAATATAGGATCAGCCCTTGCGCGCGCAACACCTCGAGAACAATCAGGCGGATTGCATGGTCGCGGTCGGCGCGGTCCAGATCCGGGGCGATCTCGTCGAGCATTTCCCCCGCGACTTCCTGAAACCCCACGGCGTTGGCCCGCGCGGACGACAGACGCACGGCCATGTAGAGCGACCCGTCATGGCCCACCGCCAGAATGGAGGTGACGCGCCGCTCGAACATCGTGGCGAGGTCTTGCGGGCTGAGAGGCGCAGAACTGGGATGATTGTGCACAAGGCCAATCTCTTGCCCGTCGCGCAGGCGTTGCGTGACCTCCGGCCCGAGGCGCACCCGGTCAGCACCCCCCACGCTCCAGTCGATTTCCTCGCCGGTCCGCAGATTGAACGCGCCAAGATGCTCGCGCCCGTCGCCAAGGCCCATGAGCCGGGCGCGCATGGCAAAGCCCAGTTCGGTCGCCGCCGCCGGGGCGGAAAGCCCGGTCGATATCCCTGCATGACGCGCGCCGAGGTCAAGCCATGCATGGCCTGCGTTGCTATCCCATGCCGGATCGACCCCAAGCGCTGTGGGTTCAATCTCGCCGGTGCGACGGTTCAAGACCCCGCGCTCCTCCAGCTCGAAATCCTCCGTCACCTTCAGGCCGCCCCGGTCGATCATGCCTTGGGAGAGTTGCTGGACCGTGCATCCGCACCGCCAGCCGTTGGGTGGAAAGATGCGAAGCCATGCCGGGTGATCGACGGGCAGGATCAGGTCGTGATAGCGCGCGTGGTCCTCGCGCTTGGTGTCGCGCTGGATCTGGACGTAGCGCAGGAAGGGGAAGGCATTCTTGGTGCGCTGAATGCGTGCCCATTTGCCCGCAGCGTGGGCTGCGCGCATATTGGCGTCGAAGATCACCCGCAGGCGGCGGGGCGAGCCAAGCTGGACGTTCTTCAACTCGCCGGTCAGAGGATCGCGCTCCGTGGCGCTGCCCCACCAGCCAAGACGTTTCAACTCTGGCTCGAGGTCATCCATGAAGCTGCCCAGCGTGCCGCCATTGGCCAGTGCACGGTCGAGCGCCCCACGGATCGTCTCGAGCACGTCAGTTCGCATCGCCTTGGCGACCACGAAATTGCTGGCGTGCTCATTGCGCCAGACGTCGCGGAAATCGAACCGCGCATCGGGCGGGGCGAGGCCTTTGGAGCGAAAGAAGTACAGCGCATCCTCGGGGCGCAGGCGCTGCAGGTCGATCATGGGGCCACGGAGCCGGGCAGGGTGTTCGACCCGTCCGCCGCCTCGCTGTCATCCACCACGGCCCCGAGCTCGCCCGCCAGACGCGCGGCAAAACTGGCCTCGGTCAGCAGATCAGTCATCGCTTGTCCGTCGCTCGGTGCGGCTGCCAAGGCGTCGAGGCGGGTGCGCAGCGCCTCAAGCGTGGTGCCCGGTGCGATGCTGCCCAGAAGGGCTGCGATATCTGCAAATAGCGGCTCGACGGCCGTCTCGGCATGACCCTCTGCGATGATCTCGGCCGCAAGCCTGTCGAGCGCGCTCTCATGGCGATGCTCGGCGAAACCGGCCTCGGGCGGGTTCTCACCTGGTGGGGTAGGGTCGGGGGGTGCTGTGCGCTCATAGCCGTCGCCGTAGGTCTCCTTGACGCGATCCTCGGTCATCTTCCAGCCTATGCGATGCAGCTTTTCATCGCGGTCGACGGCGGCGGTTGTATCCTCCGGGTCTTCCATTTTGCGCCAGACCCGTGGCGGCGCAACACCGGGAAAGTTGAATTCACACAATCGTGCGACAGGCCCCTCGTTGAAGGATTGGCAGACAAGATCGGCGTCGGATTTCTTGACGGCGTCGCCCACGTCGTCATGCACCTCGGCCTGCGAGCGGCTGGACCCATTGTCGGTGGTCATGGTCTGGGACAACACGATCTTCGAGATAGCGGCATCCATGGTGTCATGGAGCTTTTGATAATCCAGCGAGCTTGCTCCGGACGGGGCTGCGAGCAGGTCGATCTCCATCCCGTCGGGAATGATGATCCCGGCCTCCGAACGGATCGCCATCACGGCCTCGAGCAGCGTCTTTTGCTCCTCCTTCGTGGCCTGCGCGGGGTATTTGCCGCGCGCGGTCGGCATGCCGAATTTGTCGAGAGCAATAAGCCAGAGCTTCAGCCCGTTGCGCTTGAACCAGACCGGCCAATAAAGCCAATGCGCGAGACCCAAGCCGTAAGGCTCGTCGTCGTGATCAGCCCCCGTTGAGAAAACCCAGAACTTCTCGGGGGGCATTTCCTCGCCTGTCAGCATGTTGGAGAGGGTCAAAAGGCGCAGGCCGCAATTCTCGTCAAAGCGAAACCGGACCCGGTCGCGGACGCGGATTTCCTCCCAGCCCCAGAGCCGCCCGTCGCGCCGGTACATCTGTTCGGCGACGGAATAGCCATAGAAAAGGCCCCAGAGCATTTTCTCGGTCAGGCGGTCGAACTTCAGGGCCGCAAGTTCCTCCCGCAGCCAGTCGGCCGCGCGTTTGCCTGCTGCCGTATCCTCGCCCGGTACCACCTCCCATTCCCGGCTGGTCACGGCCGAGATACGCTGCGTCATCACCGATTTTACCTGCGGATCTGTCAGGATCGGCTTGTAGATGTCGAAACTGCCGCCGCCCCGGGTGCGCAGGATCGGGTCCGTCGGCTCAAGCAGCGGGCCGATCCATGGCCGGGTGATGTCGCGCCCGCCCTGAATGCCCGCGAGCTCCATCGGGTTGCGCATCCGCACCGACCGCAGCCGCATGGTGCTGGTCTTTCTCGCCATCTCAGAACCCTCCGAAATCCAAGCCGCCCCGGCCCCGGGCAAAACCTATGCGTTGCCCGCCCAAGGGGCTGGTGAAGTCTTGGGCCGTCAAAGCGGTGCGCGGCCCGGTCGATTGAAACTCCATCGGCACCACGTCCTGATTGCTCGCATACCAGGCGAGCGCGCCTGCGATGGCGCTGTCGCCGTGCCGGTCGAGCCCGTCCGATCCTTTGAAGCGGAAATTCTCGGGCACGCGGATGATGCCGTTTGTGTATTGCAGCGCTTGGTGGTCGCGCAGCACGTCCTCATGCGCGGGCAGAACGATGGTGCGATCCGAGAAAGCCTCGATATAGGGGGGCATCTCGAGCTCGTACCATTGGCGCGTGAAGGAGACTTCGACGATCCGCTCGCCGTAGCGTTGGGCCGCGACCTCGGCGAGATAGGCCCCGTTGCCGGTGCGGTCCATCGCGCCCTTGTAGAAATTGGGCAGCCGGTCGAGCAGCCAGAAGAGCACGTCACGCTGCTGATCGAAGGGGATGTTGCGCAGCTCGACAATGAGCTTGGTGCGGCGCGTGAGATCGACGCTCTGCTCGAGAATGATGATGTCGGTGGCATCCCCTGAGCGCGCAAAGTCCTCGCCCATGAAATGCGGGCGCGTTGGATCGAGGGTTTTAAGCACCGGTTCAAGGTGGGTTTTACACCAGGCTTCAGCGGTGGCCTTGCGGACGGGTTCGTCGGCGTTCTTGAAACTGTCGGGCTGGGTCCAACGGTGGAACGGGATGCCCTTGGCCATGCAGGCCTCGATCTGCACGCGGGTGAGGGCTGCGCCTTCCATTTCGGCGGGTTCGGCGTCAAGCTCCTGGCGCATCGCGGCCTCGCGCGCGCCGTAAGCGCGGCGCACAGTGGCCTCCCACGCGGTCTCGGCCGCAGCACTCCAGTCCTTGCCCTGCATCATGCAGACGCGTTTATAGAGCCCGTTGGCGACCGCGTCGCCGAAGGTGTAGCGATGCACCGCGAAACCGTTCTTGCCTGCGCGCGCCTCGCGGATCAGCTCGTTGAAGGCGTTGAGATAGCCGTTATGGGTCGAGATGATCCGGACCTTGCCGCCCCAGATCAGCATGGCGTTCACGGCGTCGATCACCTCGCGCACATCCTTGTGGAACGCGGCCTCGTCGATCACCACGGTGCCCTGAAGGCCCCGGATATTGGCGGGGTTGGAGCTTAGCGCCTCGACGCGGAAACCGGAGGCAAAGCGCACCCGGTAGGCCGAGATGAACTTGGTGGTGCCGTCGGGCTGTTGATCCTCAAAGAGAAACTCCTCGATTGGATGCGCCGCCCCTGCAATCACCCGCGCGAAATGCGCGACATAGCCAATGGCCTCGCGGCCCTTGTCCTTGGTATCGCCGATATAAAAGCAATTCTGCCCGCCCGCACCGCGCGCGGCGGCCGCAATAAGCGCGCAGCCCAGCATCTCGGCAAAGGTAATGCCGGTGCGACGGCCCTTCTCGCAAACCTTGAGGTCGCTCTCGTCAGCCAGCCAGGAGCGTTGATGTTCCATCAGAATGCCGTCGGCCAGCGGGTCGAGGCTCTCGGGGATCTCCGAGCCGCGCGGCAATTCTTCGGGCAGGACGTCCGGGTCGCGGGTGAGGACGGGGGCGGTCACGCGCGCACTCCCAGAAACTCCCGGCGCAGCTTGCCGATGACGTCGCTCGATAACCCCAGTTCATCGCGGGCGCTGTCCAGCGCCTCGACGGCATTGGCGCGTTCTTCGGCGGCGATGCGGGCGCGTTCGGCTTTGATGATGCCGTCGCGCAAGCTGCTTGAGCGGATCAGGTTGTTGAGCGCCGTGGTGAGATCCTTCATGCCGCGCGGGTCCGGCATCTTCGTTGCATCCGACATCATCATCTGAAGACGCCACTGGATCGTGGTGAGCTGCTGGAAAAGGGCAGAGGTCACGTCCGCCTCATCTTTGAGGCTGGCCTCTTGCAGGAAGGTGCGGATTTCGTCCTGGGCGCGTTCCTGCATCAGCGCGTATTCCCGGAACTCCTGCCCGTAGGAATGGATCGCCGATTTGCCGATCCGCAGCTCCAGCCCTTCCTCTTCGCACCGGAAATTCAACGCCTCCGCAATGCGCTCGTATTGCGAAAAGCCGCAATTGCGCAGCTCTTCCTGCAGCCACTGCCGCAGTTCCTTGGGCAGCAAGTCAACCTTGCGGGGTGGGGGCATGTCAGAGCCTCCGCGCGCTTGGACGCTGGATCTCCGGATGCACGGCCTCGCCGCGCGCGACCTCAATGCCGCGCCGGGTGGCCTCGGCAATGACGAAGTCGCCATGGTCGGCGACGGTGACCATGCCCACTTCCTGCAGCCATGCCAGTTCGGTGGTCACCTGGTCAAAGGTGGAGCCGACGCCCACGCCATTGAGGACGTCGCGCAGGATCGAGGCATTGGCGGTGTAGCCCGAGACCTGTTCGAGATGCCGCAGGATCGCAAGGCGGCGGTGTTTGCGCAAGGTTGCCTGATAATCGCTCACGTCTTGCCTCCGTTTAGCAGGTGTTGTTCGTGCCGTGACACAATGGCTTCGAGCCGCGCGGTGATCATCGCGTTGCCTTCCATGACGGCGGCCATCTTCTCCATCGACCCGGTTTGTCTGACCAATTCGAGCTGGAGCGCGTGCATGTCATCCTTGCCGGGCATGTTCTGCACCGCCTGCTCGAGCCGGGATATCCGGGCCTCGTGCCGGTCCATCCTCTCGTGTCCTTCCACGAGGGTCTGGTCGAGGTCTTTGCGGCGTGTGGCGATGAATGTGTAAAGCGCCACCAGCATCGGGAAGATGACGCCCAGCCCTTTCCAGAAGAGGTCCCAATCCATCATGCTGCGCGCTTCCAGTCGTCGAGCGCGGGGTTGTCTGTCACGTCCACGGCGGCCAAGGCGACCTCGGCATCTGGACCTGTATCGGCAGCACCCGGGCTGTCATGGCGGAGTGCCCGCAACTCAGTAATGCTGCGCGCCACTTGCGGGGCCTGTGCGATGATCCGTGCTGCCTCCTTTTGCATCGCGGTTCCCCGGAACTTGTGCAGCTCGCGCGCGCCAAAGTAGAAGGCGACAATGGCCCCCATCAGCGCCCAGAGCGGTTCGGGCACGAGGGCGAGGCCTGTCATCCGCTCGGCAAACCAGATCGGGTCGGACATGGCCGACCAGAAAAGGAAAAGGCAGCCGAAGGCCATGGCCGGGCGCGGCAGGCGGTTGAGGCCGTCGACGAACTGCCCCCAAAGACCGGGCGCGCCGGTGAACTCCGCCGCCATTTGGGCAAGGGCCGCTTGCTGAAACGCGGCCTCGCGCATATCCGCCTTTTCGGCATTGGGCCGAAAGACCTCGGCCGTCTCGGCAATGACATTGCGGCCTCCGCCAAAGAGCGCCCCCAGAAACTTGATCAGCCCCATGATGCCACCCTCTCTTTGAAATCTGCGTCCGTCATGCGGTAGCGCGCTGACATGAATTCCTCGGCGCGCCTGATCCAGCCGCCTTTGCCGCCTGCGCGGGAGCGCGCGAACTTGCGGCTTGCGGGCCGCGCATCGGCGAGGCGGAGGTAGTAATTGCGCCGGGCGATGGCATAGGCGTCGGCGATATGGGCCGGGGCCGCGTCATGGGCAGCCTGCACCGCGCGTAAGGTGGCCGGGCCGACCACACCGTCGACCGTCGCGGGAAACCCCATGTCTGTGACGAGGCGCTGCAGGATTTTAACGGCATTGGAGCCTGCGTTGACCTGCATGTCGAACACGCTCGCCTGCAGCGCCTCGGGCAGTTCCGCGATGCGCGGCCGCACAAAGTAATGCTCCATGAAGATGTCGACGGCGCGGGCGCGGGTCATGAGGCGCACGTCGGCCACGTCCACATCGCCGTCGCGGTCAAGATCGAGGCCCAAGCTGCGCATGGTGTGGATCGTGACGCCAAAGTTGGTGGCCCCGCCGGGATCGGCCGGGTCATTCACAAAGCCGCCTTCGCGGGCGACAATCTCTTCGGCAATGGTTCGGACTGTTTGCATGGGTGCCCCCTTTCCCATCAGGATAAAGGGGGTCGCACGGCTTATTCAGATGAAGCCCTTCGCATGACCTTGAGGAGGGGTGGTTCTTCTTCCTCTGCCAGCGCCGCCTTGACCTGCAAAACGCGGCGGGCGGTCACGCCGAAACGGTTGGCCAGTTCATTGACCGGCGTATCCGGGGCCTCGCGCAGCGCGTGTCTGAGGCCATCTCGGGTCTGCGCCCGGATTGAGGGCACGTCCACGTAGTCACCAGCGTATCGGTCGGAAATCCATCTGGCAATATCCTGCCCCCCGAGCGCTGTCAGTTGGCTTTTGGTCCTTAGCGTGCCGGGCACATAGAGGCGCATGCCGCCAGCGCGGAGCAAGAAACGCTCGACTAGGGCGTCGCCCAGATCGGCGCGCATCTCGTCGACCCAGAGAGGATCATTCTCCATCGGGCTTCTTCACCGGCGGTGATCCTCCCAGTCGAAGTCGATGCTCTGCCGATGGCCCCACGTTTTGAGGGCCTGAATGACGGCGTCGATCTGCTCCCACGCGCGCAGCATGTCGACATCGGCCGGGACCGATCCCCAGACGCTGCCGAACCGCGCCCGGATGAACTTGTTAAGCCCGGCGCGGGAGGGGTCGCGGAGTGCGCCCGTTTGCCCGAGCTTGCGCCAAAGCACATGGATCATGCGCAGGTCGGCACGTGGCGCGGGCTTGTGGCGTGGGTTGCGGGGTTTGTCCTCGAACCCCGCCTGCTTCAGCCGGTTGACGACGAGCTTCAACTCGCCGTCGTTCATGTCGCGCAAGGAGGTCTTGCCGGTGACGCTGACCTGCAAATCCCGGCGCGCGTCCTCGTCGAGGCCCAACTGGCGGCAGGCCGCGAAGATCAGCTGTTGCAGGGCGCGGTTCATCGGCTCAGACCTTCGCCAGATCGATGGTGATCGGCTCCCATGGCGCGTCATGCGCCGCCCGGTGCCAGCACCGCACATAGGTCTTGGAGCCGACCGTGCGCATTGCATCCCGGATCGCGTCCTGCCCGCGTTTCCAGCGCGGATCGGTGCTGTCGCGGCGCAGGAGCATGAAAATCAGCGCGCGGTTGATCTGCCCCTGTTTGTCGGTGTGAAGGCGTCGGCCACGAGGCCGCGCAGCTCGGCGCGCGCCTCGGCTGACCACTCGTTCAGGCATTCGTCAAAGAGCTGCTTTGCCGTCTGCAGCTCGGGGCCGAAGTCAATTCGGTCCGACACGCGCACCTCGACCTTATAGAGCTGATCGACGCTCATCAGCGTCTTGTTGCCCTTCTTGCCGCCGATTTTGGCATCATATTCCTGTGCAAGGATCGCCTCGAATGCACCGATGTCGTCGAAGGTATGTGCCTTGAAACGCTTGACTTGATCGGACAGCGGCAGACCGTAGCTGACAATCTTGCGAACGGTTTCATCCTCGAGCATGTGCTGCGGCTTGATGGTCTCGAGCGGCTGCCAGCCGCCCCGGCCGTCGCCCATATAGATGTTGCCGTCGATCTCGCGGCGTCCGTCCGGGATGGAAAGGGGGGTGAATTCAGACATTTTACTCTCCTGTTGAAGGGGGTGTTGAAAGCAGGCGCGGACCCACGCCATGGAGGGCACAGACGGCGGCCATGGCGGTGATTTCGTCCATCGAGCAAAGCGTGCTGCCGCGTGGGCCAAGGAGGTCCACTTTGGCCACGCCTGAGGCCGCGAGGCGCAGCATTTCGTCGGGGCTCCAGCGGGTGATTTCGGGGGCGTTCATGGGTTGGTCTCCTTGTCGTCGAGAATGGCGTCGATCAGATTGTCGCGGATCACGACGTCGAGGATGCGGACGGCGAGCGCCTTGGTTTCCATCCCGCGTGCGATGGCATGCGGCGAGAGCGCGGCACGGGTCTCGGCGTTGAGCCGGGTCAGCTGTGCGCCCTGAGGCCCGCAGGGTTTGCCTAGTCGAACCGGTGGAAAAGCGGCCCCGTGACGGCGCAGGTAGTGCAGCACGGAGTGGACGCGCTGCGTCGTGACCCCGAGGCGGCGCGCGATCTCTGAGGCGGGCACCGTCTGCGCCGCAAGCTCCGTCACAGGCGCATCGAGGCTGTCGTCATGCCGCGTCATCATCGGCCCCCTTGTGGATGGGGCAGCGATTGCAGGCGCGGTACATCGAGACGCTGAGCGAGTTCACGTTCTCGAACTGCGCGGCCTTCCCGCGCCAGCGGCGGCAGACCTGTTTGCCGATCTCGCCCAAGGCGGGGCAGGCGACTACCTCGCGCATGAAATGCCCGCGCACGAGGTCCTCGACGATGCTGGTGTCGGCGGGGTAGCGGTTGCGCAGGATGTTCGACACGAGCGTCGCGCTGCGTTCCATCTTGACCGCGACCTTGTTCTGGCTGGTCTCGTCGCAGGCCCGCGCCAAGGCGGCCACCCAATCCGGTATGGCGTCGCCCCAGAATTCCCGGGCGGTATCGCGCGCACTCATGCCGCACCGCCTTTCGCCGGGCTGAAACCGCCCGTGTTGGGATCGAGGATGCCCGCCAGACGCACCGGCTTGGGCGCGCGCGGACCTGTGTCTTCGACAAGGCGATAGAGCGCTTCGCGGCGGCCGGGGATGGCCATTTCGACCACGCGCAGATGCTCAGAGGCCAAGAGCTGGCGGCAATAGGCGCGCGCCTTTTCGACGGTGACGGTGACGCCGCCTGCGTTGGCATGGGCTGCGATGTCGACCGGGCTGAAACTATGGCGCAGCGTGCGCATGGCGCGCCACATATTGCCCTCGGGTGTTGCCTCGCCAGAGACCGGCTGCGGGCCGGGCAGGGGGCGGTCGGACGGCGCGTACCAGCGTTTGCCATTGCGGGTGACGCGGCTCACGCGGATCTTGCCCGCGTCCCGCCAGTGGCGCAGGTAGCGCACGGCGGTCTCACGGCTGCAGCCGAGCCGGGACACGGCCTCCCAGTCAAACTCCTCAAGCTCGCGGACCTGCGTCCAAAGGCGATCAAAGAGGTCACTCATGCCCGGCCCGCTTTCTTCTCAGCCGGTAGCGGCACGATCTTTTCCGGGGCGCGTGGGGCGACGGGGCGGAAATCGTCGACCCGGCGCACCGCAGGAGGTTGGCCGGTCTCGAAGGCCCGGTTGCCCCAAAGCTCGAGGTCGGCCAGACGCCGCCCCCGGCCCATGGCCAGTTCCTTGGCACGTGCCAGGTTGATCGCCACCCGACGGATCGAGCCGCCCGAGGCGTCAACGATGGCTCCGAGCAGATCAGCGCCGACGTCGATGCCCGCTGCGTAGATCGGCGCGAGCTTTTCTGCGTCCGGCAGGTTGCAGGCAAGGGCGGGTTCCCATGCAAGCTGGCGATTGTGGATGTTCTCCCAGCGGGTCAGATCCTGCGGCAGCTTTTCCTCGCCGACCAGAATGACCGGGGCCTGACAGCTCTCGTAAATGTCGCGGGCCAGCTCGATCATCCGCTTGCGCAGGAGGTATTGCGCGTCGTCGATGATGAGCGGGCGGTCGTTGCGTGCAAGCTGTGCGCCGATGGCATCAACCATGGCGGCCACGCCGCGTTGCGGTGGCAGGCCGATCTCGCGCAGGATTGCTTGCGCCAGATAGGTCGGCGTCCAGCAGTCTTTAACCTGGACAACATGGGCCTGATATTCATTGGCCGCGACCGTCACGGCGGTCGTCTTGCCCCAGCCGGAGGGGCCATAGAACGTGGCCATGCCGGGCAGGCCAAAGGCGCGGGATTGGACGCGCTCAACGAGGCCGATTAGGGCTGCGACGTTTCGCAGGGGCGCAATGGAAGGGGTCATGCTGCTCTCCTTTTCTTGTTACTCTTGGGCACCGAAGCGACGCTCCATGCGCAGCTGGGCGCGGTAGTCGGAACTCTGTTGGTAGTCGGCCAGCCAATCGGCCTGTGCCTGCGTGAGCGTCTCGCCCTCCGCCTGCGCGGTCTCGAGGGCGCGGGCACGTAGAAACAGGGCTTTGGGGTCGTCTTCATCGACCTCAACAGGGCGGGCGCGATGCTCGGCGAGGCGCGTCACGCGGGCCTCAAGAGCCGCTTCGCGCTCTATTTCCTCGACGCTTTGAGCGCGCCGCCGTTTGGGGGCGGCCTTGTGCGGTGTAACCAGCTGATGCACCTGCGCTTCGGGTAGGGGTTCGTCTGCCGCCAGCCCCGAGGCTGCGCGCACCCGGGCGGCCACTTCGGCTGCCGTCAACTCGCGCGCCGCTTTGGCCTCGGCCTTCTGCGCCTTCGCCCACGCCCCGCGTTTGCGGGCATGATCCCGCGCCGCGTCGACGTCGATGAATTTGGCGTCTTCAAGGCACGCCGCATGACCGAGATACCGGCCCGCCAGATCGTAGACTTCCAGCCCTGCTCTCAGATCATCTGCGTCGAACCGTGCAACCACCTTTTCGCCCGCAATGCGGTACATCCACTCGGACCAGTATTCGGTGTCGTAGAGTTTCAGCGCGCCGTTGCTGCGCTTGGCGCGAACGCCCTCGGCGCGCAAGAGCCAGAGGCGCAGCTGCTCGTCCGTCGCGCGCTTGATCGTGGCGCGCGCATAGCCCTCGTTGAACACCTCGTTGAACGACCGCCCCATGGCCACTTCACTGCGCCGCCCGGGGCGGGCGTTGTGATGCGCCAGTTCGTCCTCGAGAACGAGGCGGAACTCGTCGAGCGGGATGGCGCGGGTGCCGTAGTCCTCCGGTTTTGCGTCCGGCTTGTTACCCGTATAGGCCCCGTCAAAGGCGGGGTGTTTGGCCACCCGGTCGCAGAGATCGCGAAAGGCGCGCTCGATAGGTTTGGATTGCCCCGAGTAGGGCGTGGCCCAGTGGACATGCACGCCCAAGAGCGGCAGCAGCCCGGGAATATCCTCGTCCGTGACCTTGAAGCGAAACCGGGTCGGCGTGCCGCCTGTCATCGCCTTGGCGGCAAATTCCCGACCATTGTCGATCAGAACCGATTGCGGGATGCCATAGGTCCGGATCAGATCGCCGGTCACAAGCTGCACGGTGTGGCTGTTGGCCGTGTCCGACAGGCGCCATGCCAAGAGCTTGCCGGAATAGACGTCTGACCAAACCATCATTTGCGGCCGCACGGGCGTGTCGATACCGGGCCAGCGCACAAACACGTCGAACTTGTGATAGTCGCCCTGGACGCATTCGAGCGGGACCATGAAGGCCTTACTGCGGACCTGCGCGGGATAGAGGCGGCGGAGAGCCTGCTCGCCCTTGCGCAGGTAGGTTTCTGTCGGGGCCGAGACGTTGGCCTTGATCCAGCGCCGCACCTGGTGAAGGGGCGGCACGGCGCTGTTGCGCCGCTCGGAGGTCCAGACGCGCACGGCGCGGACATAGCAACTGGTGAGTGAGGGTTGCGACAGGCGCAGCCAATCGCTGCGCACCAGTGCCAGAAAGGCCGGGTCGATATCGCCCCGTTGGGCGGGAGCACGCCGCACTGCGCGCCCGTCGATCAGGTAAGCCAGCCGGTCGGCGAGGGCCACTCCCTCGACCTGCCCGAAGTAATTCCAGAGAGACTTCTCGGACCGTCCCTGCTTGCGCGCGACCTCGCGGACGCCCGCAGAGCGCGTCAGCCCGGCCCCTTCCAACAACTCGACCTCACCAATGGCCTCCAGCCGCGCCTCAGCCTCAGTTCGGGCCTTGTCGCCCGCCGCTGCAAAGCGTTCCCACGCCTCGTCCTTGCCGGGCCGGGCCGCAGGGGCGTTGACCAAATCGGCGCTCAGCCGCATGCGGGCGCGGATAGGCAAGAGGCTCCAGTGATATTCAATGCCGCCACCGGCCCCTTTGCGCCGCCGCACCTTACCAGCGTGCCGCGTCCAGCCTTCCTTCTGTGCCAACTGGTTGATTTTGCGCTTGGTGCCGGGCAGGTCGGGCAGTCCGGCCTCCGCCAGATCGGCAGCGCTCCACCATTCCTGCGAAGGGGACGGGCCAGTCATTCCGCGTCCCCTTGGTCAAGCTCGCCAAGGAGCGCCGCAACCTCTGCGCCGCGCTCTTCAAGGAAGGCCCGGCGTTCGCGCTTGCCCGCGCGATCCCATGCGTCCAAAAGGCGGGACAGCTTCTGGTCTCTATCGCTGACCGGGGCAGGAGCCTCGCCCCGCGCGGCGCGATAGGCTTTGCGGGCGGCGGACACTTTCTTTGCCTGACCGGATACGAGCGCTTTGACCACGAATTCGCGTTCGTCATGCTCTCCGATTTTGCCGATATCTATCAGGTCGTAAACGCCAACCTGTTTTGGGGCTTTACGCAGGCTTTCAATTTCTGGACGTTCCAGCAGCGACCCGGCACGGACGTAGTTGCGGATATGTCTTTCTGATAGGTCGAGCTGCTCCTGGACGCTCGCCACAAACGATACGACGGAACTCAATTCCGCCGTATCCCACCGCTTTGATACGAGGTCTGCTCCGGTCGCCGCCTTGGCCTCAGGATGCAACGCCTCATAGGCGCGCTTGCGCTCTGCCAGAAACATTGCCAGATCAACCGGGATCAGTGGCGCGCCTGCAAGATTGGCGTCGATCTCGATCAGCCGAGCCTCGGCGTCGTTGCAGCGGACGAGCCGCACTGGGATGGACTGTCGACCAATCTCTCGCATCGCGGTCAGGCGGTGCATTCCGTCGAGGAGGTAGTCGCCGTCGCGCTTGCGCCGCACTGTTATGTTCTGCAACAGGCCGCTCTGCTCGATTGACTGCTTGAGCCCGTCTAGCGTTGCGGTGTTCACGTCGCGCAGCCGGTCCTCGATGATGATCGCATCGACAGAAAGTTCTGTGACGGTCGAAAGATGTTCAATCATTTCGGGACCTCATGCGCCAAAACTGGCGAGAACGAAGAGCATGGCGAACAGCGCCAACACTCCCAGCACATCGCTTATGACCGAAAAAACGCCCCGGCCGGAGCAAGCAGACTGGGCACAGCCGGGGCGCAGGAACCGCGCAGCGCACAGGCCAGCACGCACGCGGAGACAAAACTCATGGGCAAGGCGGCGGATCATCGGGCACGCTCCCGAACGAATGCTTCCTTGCGGATCGACAGATGATGGTCCTCGGCCAAGCGGCTCAGGCGCATCAGCGGCAGCGCACAACACGGCTCGTCGATATCGCGTACCAATTGCAGGGCCAACGCCACTCGCTGCGCCTGCGGGATGGTCGCGATCTCAGCCTGCAACTGGCCCGCATCGGGAATGAGATCGGAAATCCGCATCACATTAAATCCTGTGTTGAAGGAGGTGTTTCAGGGGCGGCACCTTGGCGCAAAACCGCGACGGACCGTCCCGTTGCAATCGCGGCCCAGAAGATCAGGGCAAAGGCGAAGGCAAGAACAATGCCGGTTCCGGACATAGGTCGCGGGCTCATCCAAGATCACCCGTCATATATCGGAAGCCCAGACTGGCCCCGCTCATACTCCGAGCGGGACCGGGTGGCTCTGGGTTACCTAACCAACAGGTTGTGGCATCTGACCCAACGCCTGGGCATTCATCCGAACGGTGCGCCGGACCCTGAATGTGTGCCGGCTTATGCGGCCAGGAAAGTTCGGATGACCCTGTGTCTTGTTCCTGTTTAGCGGATGGGCTTGGCGGGAACACGGGTTCCGGCCAGCTGGTCGATCCGTCGGGCCAAAGGCGCTGTGCCTTAAAATCCTCATGGGTCAACGCGATACCGTTCTCCGCCGCATAAGAGAGGATTTGACGGATCGCATAAAAGGGAACGCGTCGCTTTTCGTGCCAGTTCTGGACAGACTGCCGCCGCAGCTTGCCGCGCACGGGTTTGACGATCCTTCGAACGGCCTCTTCGCCACCTACCTTGTCCATAAAGCCGAACGTCACCTGCCCCACGAAACCGGGCATATTGGCCTTGAGCCGCCCCAGCGGCACCGAGACGCCGATGATCTTGTTCAGATCCGCCCCCAGAACATCGCGCAGATGGGCCAGAAAGTTCAGGGGCGCTGGCATCGTGGCCTCTTCAATCTGCTCGATCACGCCGCGCCTTAGGCCAAGCAAATCGGCCAGCTGATCGGTGCTAAGACCACGCGCCATGCGAAAAGCCTTGATGCCCATGGCTGTGGTGCCCAAAGGATTAACCAAAGGGCGGCACCAATCCTCTGACGACAAAGGTCGCACCGAGGGAAGAACCGTAGTAACTCGGGCCTCGGGCCCGCAGTGCACTGTGGCGCGTAGCCGCGCCAGAGCGTCCTTAGTGGCTGTGAGCACCTGATGCACATGCGGGCGGATCGCTCTCATGCCGCGTCCTCCCGCCGCATGCGATCCGCATAGAGCCGGGCAAAGGTCTCTTCGCCCACCTCGTCAATCATCTTTTGCCGCAACCGACGTGCCTTGACCCCGTTCCAGCCGCCGGTTGCGGCGCTCTTGGCATTGGTTGGCGTCACCCCATGCGGCGCGCACCAATCCTTGAGGTTGGTGCCGATCACCCGCAGATAGCCAAGGAACACGTCATAGAAGACGGGACCCGGCTGGATTGTCCTTACTTTTTCTGGCATATGCTCGTTCCCTAATTGCTCACGGCAATGACGTGTATTTACGTCTTTTCATAGCATTGGACGTAAATTTACGTCCAGGTCAATAGGAATTTGGTGATGGCAAAGAAAGATTTCGGACAAAGCCTCAGAGAGTGGCGAGTGACACAGAAACTATCGCAGCGCGAACTGAGTGCTGCGATAGGCGTAAGTCGAGGATATATCGGCGATATCGAGGCCGGTCGGAGCGAGCCGTCGCGCAATTTTCTAGAGCGATTACAAGAGCGCTTTGGCCTGCGCGCCGATTATATCCTCTATGGCGAGGACGACCCTGTCGCCGCTGATCCGCCCAAGTCGAAACACACCCAGCTTGACGAGATGACCCTGATGATCTGTGGCGAAGCGGTGAAAAAGGTGTATAAGGAACTTGGCCTCAAGCTCCCCACCAAGACGCATTTTGAACAGGCGGTATGGATCTATAACGAGCTCATCGCGCGGATGGAGAACTTCTACGACGGTGACGAGATGGAAGAATTACTGCCACATCTGAGGGAAACACTTAAGACCCGCTTGGAAGGCGCCGACAAAACATGAACTGTGTCCAGATATTTGGCGACATTGTCTGCTCAGCGCATGCGTGGTGAGGGTTTGGCTTTGAGTGAATAGTACCGTTACTCGAGAAGAATGGGCGGAAAGCTGACGTTCGCATAATCAAAGACGAAGCTTAATCCTTCTCGAAAGCCAACCTCTGGACTAAGTTTTGGCTCTCTACGCCACTGAGAAACTCCATGGTTGGCAATTTCGTCGTCCAGACGCGACAACGTGCGATGAGCGCCATTTTGTCATCTGAGTGCCTTTAGTCGATTATTGTCGTCAAGTGCTCACGGCTTAGAATGGATAACTACCACCACCTCACATCAGGTGCCTGACAAGTATTTGCATCATGTCGCCGTGGCGGGAACGGGCACAAACGTGTCTGCCACGCCTTCAAAGAACATTTTTTTGATCCGGACGGCGTTTGCCTCGGTGGCGCTTAAGGCATCACCCGGCAACTGATCAACAGCACGGCGCCAGTCATCAAGCTCGATGGAGGGTGAATAGATCGGCGGCGAGAGCCGCACAACGGAAGGAGGACCAAGCAGTAGCCGGGCTTGATTGGTCGCGGCAAGAGACTGAAGACGCATTGCTGCGAAGATGGCGTCCTTCCAAAACCACATGCCCCCGAACTTTATCTGGGAGGATGAGACGAAGTAGGGGTCGTCACCGCACCCGATACTCAAGACATCGATCTGCGTGGGGGTCACATCGAAGCAGGTAAGCGCTTCGATCACGGCAAGCATGATCGGATTGTTGGCCCAGACACCGCCGTCAACCAGCTGATAACCTCCGCTCTTGAAAGGTTGAAAAAAGGTCGGCGCGGCGGATGTGGCCAAACCGATGTTGATCATCTTCTCAAACCGATCAAACTTGTAGTCCGCGTGGTGCGGCGTCTTGTAAACAAAAACCTCGCTGTGGGTTCCATCGAACGCTGGAACGCACAATCTACTGACGGACTCTCCGAAGAGTTTTTCACCCAGAGTCTCGGATAAAAGTCGAGCGATAGCATCACGGTCGTAGCGGTACAGCACAGTCTGCCTGAGGAACGACGCGGCGCTGTAGAGCCGAGATCGTTTTCGTGGCGGGAAAATCTCATGGCCGCGCTCTACGTAGAGGGTCTTCATCTCGTCAGCTGAACAACCCCCGCCAAGCCCCAGCGCAATGATCCCGCCAGTCGAAGTCCCCGCAATCAGATCGAAGTATTCCGATACTCGGTGACCGGCACAGAACCGTCTCTCTAGCTCGGCGAGAACTGAAGCGGGAAAAACCCCACGTATCCCCCCGCCGTCCAGTGATAAGATCCGAAAACGCCGGTCTTTCGGCCAAGCCTGTGGAACGCGGCGTTGAGGGATCGATCCCGCCGAGCGCGGTCCTCCGGGTTTAAGCGTTGTTTCGCTGGTTTGCATGTATCCTCGTTCTTTGAAAGTTCTGGGTGCCGCCCACGCCCGCGCCATACGCCGTCCACTACCCAGTCCTCGTGAAAAACGAACCACTTGATGATCATGGGCATGAGAACATCTGCGATGGATTTATCGCGTGTCCACTCGTCGGTCTGCGGATCATACACGCACAAGCGGGGGAAGGCTGGCGGGTGCTCCCAACGGTAAACATGCTGTGGCGGCTCGCCTGTGCCACGTGGATCAGGGCCGATGGGCGGGTCAAGAACCACGATTGAGACAGCGGGGTTGGAGAGCGTGTAGTTTTTGAAGAAGATGCGCGCAAAATAGGTGATGCGAATGGTGTAGGTCTGGCAAATAGGAGTCAGCGACCCTTCCCAAACCCCCATGAAGCCGAGGTCAAGCGTAAGCTTGAACCCCGGAAACTCGGCCCGCATCCGGGCATCCTGATCGCGAACCGAGAGTGGCATCAATCAATCCCCGAACGGAGTACTGAACGGAATTGCCTTGGCGCTAGAAGGGGCAGCCAAACTGCCCAGGGCCGGAACAGCCCCGCGACCTGGAATGTAGAGACCAGTTCCTGCGTCGTTGTCGCGGACATGTTGCTGGCGAAGAGCTGCGATAGCATCGCGGGCTGGCTTTTCGCCAAACAGCTCCTCCAGAATTTTTCGCATCTCCTCCAGCGAAACGCCGCGTTTGAGCACGTCAAGCTTCCGAGCGAACTCTCTAAGCTCGTCCAGAAAGACTTGCTGATCATAGAGGCTGCCAGGCCAGCGGTCGGTCAGCACGTCGTGCTCGCAGGTCGGATTACACGCGTAGACGAGCCGCGCGAGAGCCGTTGCGGACTCGATGGTTGTGATTATGCAATTCACCTGATGAGTTAGTTCATCAAGCAGCGAACGTTCCCCACCAGTGTGGAGGCCTACGTAGTACGTCAGCAGCACGGACGGCGGCAGGCGCAACTTCGGGTGGCGGCGATCATAGACGAGGTTCCGCCAGCGCTTGATCAGTTGCAGACAGATCACCTGTCGCGACTTTTTGTAGGCTGGAAGTTGGTCCGGAACAGGCGTGGTGTCCGCCTTTGCCAGCGCAGTCGCCCGCGCGTATTTCAAGGACTCTCGCTCGAAGTAGGACCCGAAGACGATGTCTGCTCGCGTCCGCGCGTTGAACCACTCCGCAAGCCCGAAAGGGTTGGCGAAAAGACGCTGGCGTGGAACTGCTGGGTCAGAGGGCTTCGAATGAAAAATGAAGCTGGTCTTGGGCTCCATCGATTCTAAGAGGACCGAAGGGGTCACATCCAAATGCATGCCGGTGTACTGCACCTGCGTGCAGCGCGTCTTGCGTTCCGACTTGTCGAAATAGCGCGAGCCTTCCTCTCCAGCGATGGCGTGGTGCAAGGTCGCCAGAGCGTGTTCCGGGTCAACGCCATGGTCCCATTTGATCACGGCCATCGCGTCGAGATCGTAGTCACAACGGTCATCGTGACCGGCAATAGTTGAGCCGGTTGAAAAGCCGCCTTGAGCGTAGAACCCGTCCACCATGCCCTGCAGCGGGCTACCAGGGCGGTCGATCCACTCCCCCATGACCTCATAGTGCTTGGTTGCGGTGACGTATTCCGTCGGGCTTAACTGGATGCGAACCGCCACATCAGCGAGCAGGATATCCTGCGGCGTGAAAAGGGCGATCTTTCGAAGGATCGGGTCATCAAGGCTCAC